AACTAAGCATTGCATATAGCCCGTGTTATGGCTTCGTTTTAATGAGCCATAACGTATCGATTGGCGAAATATCACACAATGCAAACAATTTCAATATCAAAGAACTATCATTTTATTTGGCAATTAGATTTTGCACATAATTATCAGTTCACAAAATGCAAAAAACTGTTCAATTTAAAGACTGGAAGAGAAATAAAAAAAACTGTTGTTTGTTCAACAATAGGATATAACATAAAAGGTAAATTTTACTCACTAAATAAATTGCGAAAATGTCTAAAGAAAATCGAAAAAGAAAAGCTACCGTTTTAAATCCGAAATGCTCAGGCAGATACCCAATGTACGCAAGTAAATACGGTAAAACAAAACGCATTTCAGTATCAATACCGAGCAAAAGAGAGAAAGAAATCAAGAAAGAAATAGACATTATTTTAGAGCCGTATAAAAACGTTATTTAGACTAATCCTAAATTTCTAAATAATGTTGCACAATTCAAAACTATTATTTATCTTTGAATAACAAAATTAAAATACAATCTAAACTTTAAACTTTAAACAATGATAACAATTAAAAACAACAATGGCTTATTCCTAATGCGTGATGGTTTCCAAAGTTTTTGCTACACAGAGGATGCAAACCTGGCAGAAAACTTTAGCACGATTGAAGAAGCTGAGAGAATTAAAAAGAAACTGATTAGCCATAAAGGATTGGTGATTGTCACACCTGAAACAGAAATTTTTTCATAGGTTTTTTATTAATGGTGAGGTTCGGGAATTATTCCCATAGTTCCCGAACTTTTTTAAAGCACAAGATGAAACAAAGTTGGAAGTTCACAAAACGTAAAGGCATGAGGTATCAGTTGTATTACGTGAATTACATGGGACTTTGGTTGATAATGGACACCTACTGCAAGGTAGAAATAATAAGAATGATACACGCTCTGGAAAGAGTAGAGAATAATTTGATTTTAAAATAAAAGATATGAAAACACAAAACTTTTTCGACAGGCACCCGATACAAAAATGGGATTTATGTAAAGACGACACCACTCAGGAATTATTTTTAGGGACACCTGAAAAGTGTGAACGATGGGCGAAAATAAAGGAACGTGAGGAAAATAAATTGAAACAAATTAAAATGATTAACCATGAATAGAATTACAGAAAACGAGTACAATAGCCTTGTAGATGATAACGAAGATGTTTCAGATGTAACAGGAAATGGCGATGGTAGCCTAATATGGACACTTGTAATTGCCTGTATTTTCTGCGCGGTGATTTGGTTCGCTACAGGTAGCCTTATTGTTCAACAACTTCAAAAGTTATTCAAATGAGCATGACCCATCCAACATTGGTATTTGAAGAAATCGGCACAGGAAAGATACTGTATAGCAAACTTACATCTTTTGCCGACTTCAAGAAAAAACAGATTTCACAACAAATGATACAAGGAGAACATAGGTATGTATGCTACTTGCAGATTGAATCAAGGATGAATTTATCCGATAACAAGTTTAACAAAAGAAGATATGAGAAAGCCGATAAATAACGATGATGTAATTAATGCATTACTTGTGGTGATTGTAGTTTGTGTTGGACTTTTGGCAATTGCATATTTTACAAGATAAGGAGGTGTTGGGTGCATTTCTTGCAGGTCGGGAGTTTTAATTAGGGGTTTACATTTCATGTTATCCCGACCTGCTCTTTTTGAAATTATTAATCACTTAAATAATCATGGACTTTTTTCAAACACTGGCAGATTTAATCCGACCACCAAAACAAGTGGACTGTGAAGAATGTGACGGAACAGGATTCGTGTGCTATTCATGCTGTGGTGACGACATAAAAGGAAATGATATTGACTTATGCCCTACTTGTTATGAGCATTGTGATTTAGAAGAAGAAATATGCGAATCATGTAACGGTACAGGAAAAATTCATACAAAATAATATGCAAACAATCCACTCAAAAGAACAAATCGAAACAATCATTCAAACGACAGTTTGTGTATTCCAAAAGATGTACGATGTAATTGAGGATGAAAAGAAGTTTTCGTGGATCGTAAAGGAAAGTCCTGATTGGGTGTATGATTACATTATTGAGTTATCATACGTGGATTACCTGACAGAGCCTTTAATTAAAGACAGTAACGATGAAAACATTGAACACAGACACACAACATCTATGGATTGTGACAATAAGGATAACGTACAAAAATTCATTACCGATTTACTCGTAAACCTTGAATGGATTTGCAATTTGCCGGTTCCTGAATTAAAAACAGAAGAAGATTTTATAACAACAGATAAATAAAAACATGGCAGAAACGAAATCAAAGCTACCGACCATTGCACAGCTATATGAGGACAACTTAGAAGTTGCATTTAAGAACGACCAATTTAATCAGTTACTTAATCTGCAACCGAAAGTCGATTGGATTAAAGAAAACAAGTACGCAGGAAACTCAAAATATATTCCGATAGGAGTTGTAGAAACTCTATTGCAAAAGCTATTCAAGAAAGTAAAAATTGAAGTGTTACGTGAGGGTGTAATGTTTAATGCAATCAGTGTAACAGTTCGTGTACACTATTGGGATGGTATTTCAAATGAATGGAATTTCCACGATGGAGTAGGCGCAGCGCAATTACAAACAAAACAAGGTTCAAGTCCTGCTGACTTAGCGAACATAAACAACAATGCCGTAATGATGGCTTTACCAATGGCTAAATCGTATGCTATCAAAGATGCGTGTGAGCATATCGGAAGATTATTCGGTAGAGATTTAAACCGTAAAGACTACATGGAGTTTGAATCGGATAAATCTATGAGTGTTGATAATGTGAATATCTCAAAAGAGAAAGCACGTATCACAAATTATATTACAGGATCTAAAACCTTACAAGAGTTGGAAGAAGTTAAAGATTATATTGAGAAATATGATTTAATGGAAATGTATTACGCTAAAAAAGAAGAATTAAAAAACAAAAAATAATATGGACTTATTTGAAACAATCAACAATACACCAACTATTGAAATAGCAACGGTACAAGATAAATTACTTATCCGTTGCAGTCAATTAGGACAACTTATGGGTAATCCAAAAACTAAGGCTGATAAAGAAGCTGGACTTTTATCCGAAACCGCTAAAACACTAATACGTTCTATGTGGCTTTACAATAAGTTTGGATATAAAGAAGATGTAATGACTGATGAAATGATGAAAGGACTTTTGGTAGAGCAAGATAGTATGGCATTAGTTCAGTCGGTACTCGGTGGTGAGTTTAGGGTAAAGAATGATGAACGAAAATCAAATGATTACATAATTGGTTCGTGCGATATTCCATTAAAGAAAGAAGATGTTATTGAGGACTTAAAATCAAGCTACAATCTTAGAACTTTTATGGATGCTGAATACAAACAAGGCGATAATTACTGGTGGCAGGGGATGGGTTATATGTGGCTATGGGGAAAGAAGAATTACAGAATAATATACACTATCGTTCCTACACCTGATAATTATATTTTGGAACAGAAAAAGAAGTTTTGGTACAAATTTAACTGTGATGAAACAAATGATGACTACATCAAAATATCTATGCAGATTGACAAGAATAACGAGTTAATAAAAGAGATTCCTGAGAATCAAAGAGTAAAGGTTTTCGAGTTTAAGTACGATGAAGATTTTATTGAACGAGTGAAATTGCAACACGCTAAAGCTGTCGCTTATTACAAAACATTAAAGCTATAAAATGGATATAGTAATACTGCGGATTAACGGTGAAGATGTTAAGATAGCGATTGATTCCGTAAAGTCATTGCAAGAATCACAACAACGGAGTAAACGAATTGAAATATACAAAAGGGCATTATCTAAAATTTACAAACGACACCATTCTAATGCCTGAGCTACAATATAAATAGAAATTAAAAAATAGTCTATTAAATTATTAAACGAAAAATTAAAATAAACAATTATGGAATTTACCGGAAAAGTTGAACAAGTCCTGCAGATGGAATCTGGCGAAGGCAAAAAAGGAACATGGAAAAAACAAGGAGTTATTTTCTTGCATGGAACTGACAAATACCCTAAGAAAACAAGAGTTGATTTCAGCGGTGATTTGGCTGATACAGTTTTCAAGGTAGGCGATGATATGAAGTTAGAAGTTGATACAGAAAGCCGTGAATACAATGGCAAATGGTACACAGATGTAAAGGCGTGGAAGATTAAGTAACGGCTCTGGGCTTGCGTTCGGCAAGGCTTGACACCACTGAACTAAATTTGAAACACTAATTTTTAATAATATGAACACAGAAAAAAGTTTATTAGAAGCAGATTTGTTTTATTAAACTATTTGTAGTATATTTGCGGTAAATAATATACTACAAAATTATGATAAAGGAAAAAGACATAGTAATTAGAGTTGACGAAAAACTTAAAAAACAAATTACAGAAAAAGCTAAATATCTTGGGTTATCTGTTTCGGCTTATGTAAGAATGATTTTAAAAAAAGGAGGTTGAAAATGTATAATGTCTGCGGAATTTACAAAATAACATCCCCTAATAAAAAAGTCTACATAGGTCAATCAAAAAATGTGCATCAAAGATTTATTAGATACAAAAGAGGTGATTGTAAGGGGCAAAAAAAACTATACAACTCTATAAATAAATACGGATGGATTAACCACACTTTTGAAATAGTTTTAGAATGTACAGAAGATAAACTTAATGAAATGGAAATCTTTTATATTGAACTATTCCAAACATTCAATACAAAATACGGACTTAATTTAAAGGGCGGAGGCTCTAATGGTATTCTTTCGGATGAAAGCAAATCTAAAATATCAAATTCTTTAAAAGGAAGACCAGTTTCGGAAGAAACAAGAGCAAAAATAAAAGCATCATTAACTGGGAAAAAACATTCAGATAAAACTAAAATAAAAATGAGTAAACCAAGAACAGAAGAACACAAAGCTAATATATCAGCAGGGAAAATTGGCAAAAAACACAACACATAAAAATATAAATTATGGAAAGCGATAAAATTGATTTAGATAAAAAAAGCCAGCCATCTTGTTTAGGTGCTGTTAGCTTCCAGTTATTCCAAGAATTATATGGAAGTTATGTTCAAATGGACGATAGATTTGAAACAGTGCATATTTGGAGCGAAGAACTTGCTTTAAGAAACAAAGGTAGATGGACACCGATGTTGATTAGTAAGGCTAAATACGAAGTCGAGAAGTTGCATTCTTGGAATAATTGAAGCTAACGTTACGCAAGTTGGCGTTTGTTGCCGACTTTAAAACACAACAGTATCAATTTTAAACAACTTTTAATATGAAAAACGAAACCTCAATAACCAATGAACTCGGCAATAACGCTAACTTGTTGTTACCTGCCGTTTTTTCTTCCATCGAAGAAGCGGTTAAGGAACTTGGATTATCAAAGCGTGTAAGGTGGAAAAACTACTTAGGTTATTTATGTAGATACACAAAGAAAGATATTTGTCCTGAATTTGTTGTAAAGGATGGTTTGCCTGTTCAGATAAATGGCAGGTAACGGTTTGTTATAAGATGTAAAAACAAAATTTATACCGATGAAAGAATTAGCAGAAAGAATATATAAGTTCATAGAAACTTATGCAGGTATAAAACCTGATTGGGATGCGGAATATGACGATGAAGATGATAAATTTACTTCACCTGATGCTTCTCAAATGAAATATTGTGCCGACATGATTAGTAAAGGTTTGAAACCACAGCAATGTTGGAGTGAATGGAGTAGTGGTGGATATAAACCATATTCATCAAAAGAAGGTAGGGAAGAACACGATTATTTGGTAAAGGAAATTTATAATATAATAAACTCATAAATTTTGTTTTTATTTCTTATAACGATTCGGGTATTTGTGTCCGTGCCGTAATAAAAGCACAAATAATCAATTAACAACTAAAAGTAAAATAAAGATGAAAAGTTTAATTAAAGTAGTAAAGAAGGCATGGCACAAATACCTTGTTATGTGCCGTTTTCGTAAGGATATTTTTCACTACGAAACCTTTATTTATGTTTATGAAGATGGTAGAATATGCAGAAATGGAACGACATCTATTGTTAAGTTTTTGGATAAATTCAAAGTTGAGGCATATTCTGAAACAGAAGCTGATTTTGAAGCCAAACGAATCGCAAAAGAAAAATATCCTGATTATGCAGGGGCTTTGTGGTTTTGGTAAATCACGCATAACGGTTCGGGTATTAGCGATGTGGCGGATTTTCAGCACCACAGCCGATACGAAGAACCACAGTTAAAAATAGTGAAAATGTTTAACCGAAGCACGTCAGCCGCCATATAGCTAATATCATGTTAGCGGCTGCCCTTGCTTCACAAATCAAAATAAAATGGATACAAAAAAGTACGATGGAATGGGAATATTCCAAGAAGCAAAACAACGTAAACTTGACGGTATGGGATACCGTGCAAGACGTTTTAAAATTATTTGGCAAAGCAAAACTTGCAGTTGGCAACATTTAATGATTGAGTGGGGTATTCGTTGGTCAGACGAATGGCAATTATTCCCAATTAGAAATGTAAGTGACAACTGCCACAGAGCAATAATGTTTGGATTTTGGAAACTTCACCTAACACTCTCTTATGCTCGTGCAGGTTATTTTAATCAAGATAGAAAATTATTCCTTCGTCAAAAGCTGTGGAAGTTCTATCAGTTGGTGTCATAGGGTTGCCGCTAACGTTGAAGCATTGGCGAAGGCAGGGAATAGTAGCACAAATGTTCAATTACTTACCAATGCTCAATAGGATTACAAATGTTCAAAATTAGTACGTCAGCCCTGCTTTTGCCAATGCAATGTTGGGCGTATGTGCCTTTCTCGGTCTAATTTTTAAACTCAAAATAAAGTAAAAAATGAATAAAGGATTAACAATTTTAGCAAATCTAAACACAACGGAAAGAATGGTTGTGTTTGTAAACCCACTTGAAAACAATATACTTCAAATGGTTAATGAAAAGTATGGTGGTAATTGGGTAAAAGTAAATGAGCTATGCTCTGGTGATATTTTAAAATTCAATTCAGAAGACATTTATCAAGGCTTCGATAATAGAGAAGATGATAATTATTGTCAAGGGAATTTGGAAGTAAAATCATTTAATCCACCTGTAAAAAGATATTCTTAAAAAAATAGCTGTGGTTCGGCTTTATAAAAACCAAAAATAAACAAAATGCAAGAAGTATTTAAAATTGCAGAATTTGATGCACAAGGTAATTTAAGATTGAAAGTTCAAGAATTTTCGTCTTATGCAGATGCTGTCAAAGCGATTGAAGAATTACCAACTGGAACTTATCAAGTCCAAAAAGTATTTGTCAAATCGTAAAAATGGGTTGTCAGCAGTTCGGTTACACGGTCTGCTGGCATTACGCCCAACGTATGGTGCTTGGCGAAGGCTGGGATTAGAACCACTAAACTTTAATAGAATGACAGAAGATAGTTTACATACAAAAGTTGATTTGGGAAACGGAAACCACGCTTTTGCCAAACACGTGTTAGGCGAAGGGGCGGTTATTGGATGGTGGTCTGGTGGCATTACTTCAGCTGTTGCTTGTCGTTTAGCGATTGAGAAATATCCGAATGTAAGACTGATTTACATTGAAACAGGAAGCCACCACCAAGACACAATGAGATTTAAAGCTGATTGCGAAAAATGGTATGGGCAAGAAATTGAAACCATACAGAATAAGAAGTATGAAAACCATTTAGACGTTGTTTTATCAACTCGTTATGTAAATGGTGCAGGTGGTGCAAGATGCACAAAGGAACTTAAAAAAAATGTTCGTTTCGATTTTGAGAAATCAACTAAAATAGCTGCACAGGTTTGGGGCTATGAATTTGAAGCAAGTGAGATTAACCGAGCAATACGAACACAGGAACAATACGCCTACACTAATCCGCTATTCCCTTTGATTGAAAACAAACTATCAAAGAATGAATGTGCAGGAATTTTAGCAGGTGCAGGAATTGAAATACCAATGATGTATAAACTTGGTTACAACAATAACAACTGCATAGGCTGTGTAAAAGGAGGTGCAGGATATTGGAACAAAATAAGAGTTGATTTTCCTGAAATATTTAAGCAAATGGCAGAAGCTGAAAGAGAGGTGAACGCTACCTGCTTGAAGAATAAAAACGGTAGAATTTATTTAGATGAATTAGACCCAAATGCAGGAAACCCAACTGACTTAGTAACTGGTGAATGTGGCATATTTTGTCAAGTTGAATTTGCTCATATAATGTCAAAACGAACAAATGATATTTTGGAAGGGAAAGTTTCAATTTATGCAGGGTCGTAGCCCTTTCGCCTAACGGTCGGGTGCTTGGCGAAGGCTGGGATTAGAACCACTAAACTTTAATAGAATGACAGAAGATAGTTTACATACAAAAGTTGATTTGGGAAACGGAAACCACGCTTTTGCCAAACACGTGTTAGCCGCAGTTAATTACTTGTATCTAACGGCTGGAATTTCAGAGCCAA